AGACTTCTACTAATGCCATAGATTGGACACCAAGAACTTCTGGGACCAATTTTGATTTAATTTCATTAACATATGGTAATGGAGTTTATGTATATGGAGGTGATGGTGCAGTCTTAGGAACTTCTACTAATGCTATGAATTGGACTTTTATAGCATATGGGGATGCTTCTGTAATAAATTCATTAATATATGGTAATGGAGTTTATGTATATGGAGGTGCTGGTGGAGTCTTAGCATCTTCTACTAATGCTATGAATTGGACACAAAGAACCTCTGGTACTGCTTCAACAATATTCGCACTAATATATGGTAATGGTCTTTATATATACAGTGCTTCTGGTGGGGGTATAGGATCTTCCACTAATGCTATAAATTGGACTCCAAGAACTTCTGGTATTGGTTCTATCTTTTACGCACTAACATATGGTAATGGGATTTATTTATATGGAGGTGGGGCCTTAGGATCTTCCACTAATGCTATAAATTGGACTCTAAGAACCTCTGGTACTACTTCATCAATATGGTCATTAACATACAATAACGGTCTTTATGTATATGGAGGTGCTGGTGGTGTCTTAGGATCTTCCACTAATGCTATAAATTGGACTCTAAGAACATCTAGTAATGAATATAAATTAAATTCATTAACATATGGTAATGGGGTTTATGTATATGGGGGTGATGGTGGGGTCACTGGATTTTCCACTAATGGGATATATTGGACTCCAAGAGAATATAAGAATAGTACTAATATAACAAAATTAATATATCATAATAATCTTTATATGTATGGAGGTGCTGTTGGGGTCTTGGGATCTTCCACTAATGCCATAAATTGGACTCCAAGAACTTCTGGTACTGCTTCTCAATTAAATTCATTAACATATAGTAATGGACTTTATATATATGGAGGTGCTGGTGGAGTCTTAGGATCTTCCACTAATGCTATAAATTGGACTTTAAGAACCTCTGGGGCTACTGCATCAATATACTCATTAACATATGGTAATGGTCTTTATATATACAGTGCTTCTGGTGGTGTCTTAGGATCTTCCACTGACGCTATAAATTGGACTCCAAGAACCTCTGGTACTGCTTCTATAATATATTCATTAACATATGGTAATGGAGTTTATGTATATGCTGGTGCTGGTGGTGTCTTGGCATCAAACTATCCATATAATTATAATATATCAACAGATTTTGTTTTACCAACTAGTAATAAAATATTAGAAATATCTAACTGGTCTTCTTATATAAAAATATAATATGTCAAGTCTAAAAAATATAATCAAATCATTAACAAATAATAATATAGGAAGAATATTATTTGATACTAAATTACCGGGAAATGGATATTTAAAATGTGATGGTAGTGTATTACCACAATCAAGATATCCTTTATTATATAATCAAATAGGACTTATTAAAAATAATTTTTTGGGGTACGCAAAAAATATTGGAACTATATCAATATTAAACACTTTAACATATGGTAATGGAGTTTATGTATATGGAGGTGCTGGTGGTGTCTTAGGATCTTCTTATAATGCAATAGATTGGACTTTTAGAACTTCTGGAACAGTTTCTATATTATATAGTTTAACATATGGTAACGGTCTTTATGTTTATGGAGGTGCTGTTGGGGTCTTAGGATCTTCTACTGATGCCATAAATTGGACTTTAAGAACATCTGGAACTATATCAATATTAAACACTTTAACATACAATAACGGTCTTTATGTATATGGAGGTGCTGGTGGTGTCTTAGGATCTTCCACTAATGCTATAAATTGGACTTTTAGAACCTCTGGGACTATATCAATATTAAACACTTTAACATATGGTAACGGACTTTATGTATATGGAGGCAATGGTGGAGTCTTGGGATCTTCTACTGATGCCATAAATTGGACTTTAAGAACATCTGGAACTATATCAATATTAAACAGTTTAACATATGGTAATGGAGTTTATGTATATGGAGGTGCTGGTGGTGTCTTAGGATCTTCCACTAATGCTATAAATTGGACTTTTAGAACCTCTGGGACTGCTTCAATATTATATTCATTAACATATGGTAATGGAGTTTATGTATATGGATGTAGTGGTGGAGCTATTGGGTCTTCCACTAATGCTATAAATTGGACTTTTAGAACCTCTGGGACTGCTTCTCACTTAACAGCATTAACATATGGTAACGGTCTTTATGTATACGGTGGTCAAAGTGGAACAGTAGGCTCATATTATCCATATACATATAATACGCCAACAGATTTCGCATTACCAAACATACAAAATGAAATCACCACAGAAGTTAAATATTACATAAGAGGCGACTAATGACAATTTTATATGATGAAAAAAACCTAAATGCATCAGGTGGAACAGAACAAATGATGCGCGGAATAGAACAACGAATAAATCCAGAAATTCTCAAAGATTTCTCTATATCTCGTTCTATGAAGCATTTGATAGAGTCTCCAAGTGATAAAATAAGACTCTATTGGACACACGAAGTACCAGCAATACCAGAAAATGATAGAATAGAATATGAATATGTTTCTAAATATCGCTGGACTGCTTTTAATAAAATCATATGTGTTTCTAATTGGCAAATGAATGAGTATGTTAAACGATATAATATGAATTGGAGTGATTTAGAAAACTTTAAAGTTCTTCAAAATGCTATAGAACCAATAGAAGAACATCAAAAACCAACTGATGTTATTCGACTAATTTATATTTCAAACCCAAATAGAGGTTTAGATATTCTTTATGAAGTCTTTGATGATATATCGCATAAATATGATAATGTAGTTCTAGAAGTGTTTTCGTCTGCTAAATTATATGGAAACGATCATGAAGATTTAGAATTTCAAGATTTATTTAATAATCTGAAAGCCCATCCTAAAATCACTTATCATGGTTCAGTTCCTAATAGTGAAATTAGAGAAGCATTAAAGAGAAGTCATATATTTGCTTATCCTTCAACTTGGGGAGAAACTTCATGTATTTCTCTAATTGAAGCTAAGAGTGCTGGATTACTTTGTGTCCATCCGAATAATGCTGCATTATTTGAGACTGCTTCTGGGACTACGAATATGTATCAATATGTTCATCACAAGGGTACACATGCTGAAACGTTTCATAGAGAATTAATTAAGGCAATAGAACAATATAAGCGTGGTGATATTGAACATTTAGAAATACAAAAGAAGCATACAGATTTAGTATATTCTTGGAAAACTAGAATACCTCAATGGGAAGAATTTTTAATAAACACAAGAGATAACTTATGATAGTATATAGATATAGACCTGATATGGTTTATGATGAGCCAGTAGATTTACCCGGTCCATCAATTCCTCAATATCACACATTTCAAGCACCACCAGAGATTCCTACTGGTTATTACGCTATTATGCAAGGTGGTTGGCAAATTGTTCAAGGCGAAAAACCAATATATCCCCCACCTCCACCAGTTCCAACACAAGAAGAAATTGCAGCGATTTTAATTGAAAATATTAAAACTACTACTCAAAAAGATTTAGATGATTTTGCAAGATCAAGAAATTATGATGATATTCTAAGTTTATGTACTTATGTCACATCAAACAATCCTCAATTTGCCGCTGAAGGACAACGTGGAGTAAACCTTAGAGATTCTACTTGGGCTACATTATATACTATCATGGGAGAAGTTTTGGCTGGTGTTAGACCTATGCCAGCATCATATGAAGAAATTAAACCAGAATTACCGGAGTTGACATGGGTGTAATTAAAAATGTTCTAATTGGATTAGATCAAACATTTAATTGTCTTATTAAATTATCTGATGGTTGGGGGTGTCCTGATGAAATGTTGAGTGCTCGTGCGTGGAGACTTAGAGTTGAACATCCTAGACTTAGAGTGTTTATTGATGGTATGTTTTTTTGGGATGTAGATCATTGTAAAGAATGTTATGAGATAGAAATGCATAAAGAACAATTTCCAAACACTTATGTAAAACACCATAAATATAAGAGTAAAAAAGAAATTAAACAAGAAATGATTGACGCAGGAAAAAAAGATGGCACAACCTAAAACAAGAAAAGAATTTAGAGAATATTGTCTAAGACGTTTAGGCTGGCCTGTGATCGAAATAAATGTTGATCCAGATCAACTTGAAGATCGTATTGATGATGCTATTTCATATTGGAACGATTATCATTTTGATGGTAACGAAAAGATCTATATGAAGCATATGTTTACTCAGGCTGATATTGATCGACGTTGGATTTATTGTCCTGATGCTATTAATTTTGTTACTCAAGTATTTCCTTGGGACGATTCTAGTGCTTCTATGAATATGTTTGATTTGCGTTATCAATTACGTCTTCATGATTTATATGATTTCACATCAGTTTCTTATGTATCATATGAAATCACAATGCAACATCTAAGAACATTAAATTTATTATTCTCAGGTACTCCACAATTCCGTTTTAACCGTCACGAAAACAAATTACGTTTAGATATTGATTGGACAAGGGATGCTCAAGTTGGTAAGTATGTTATCATGGAGTGTTATAGATCATTGAACCCTAATAGTATCACCTTAACTGGTACTGTGTCAAGCAATTTAGCATTATCAAATACTTCTTTAATAGGCACTGGAACTATTTTTGATCAGGAACTTCTTGAAGGTGATATTATTAAATTGGGTGATGGTCGTGAAGTTCAGATTAATAGAATTTTAAGTCCTAATGTTGCTGTTACATATACTTCTATTGATACTCCTATTACTGATTTGTCATATTCTAAAGAAGGTTTGACTGACATTTGGAATGATAGATTCTTGAAACAATATACTACAGCTAAGATTAAATATCAGTGGGGTGCAAATCTTTCTAAATTTGCTGGTGTTCAATTACCCGGTGGTGTCACTTTGGATGGTCCTAGAATCATGCAAGAGGCTCAGATTGAAATTGATAAACTTGAAGAAGAAATGCAAGTTTACAATGTTTTGCCAAATGAAATGTTCATGGGCTAGGAATATGGAAAAAGAAGCTTTTGTTTACTGTTGGACAGATCATAAAAAAGAAATGCTTTATGTTGGAGTGCATAAAGGTACTGTTGACGATGGTTACGTTTGCTCAAGTAAAATAATGATGGAAGAATATAAGAAAAGACCAGAAGATTTCACAAGGCAAATTGTGGCTAGTGGGACATATAAAGATATGTACAAATTTGAAACGAAGATATTAAGAACAGAAGATGTTGTTAATAATCCTCATTATTATAATATTAATATGAATAATGGGTTTTATAAAAATAAAGGATTTCCTTTAACAGAAGAACATAAACAAAATATAAAAATTGCAGCTAGTAAAAAACCACATCCAATGTTAGGAGAAAAACATTCTGATAAAGCTAGGCAAAAAATGAGTATTTCTAGAAAAAAATTTATGTTAGAAAATAACATTACAATGAGTGGCGAAGATCATCCTATGTATGGTAGAAAACAATCAAAAGAGCATACTAAAAAAATAGGTGATGCTCTAAGAGGAAAAAAAAGACCTGAAGAGGTTTTAGAAAAAGTTGGGCATGGTAGATCAGGGGTTTATAAAATAACAAAACCAGATAGTGAAACTGTAGTTATAAAAAATTTGGCAAAGTTTTGTAAAGAAAATAACTTACATATAAGTAATATGTTTAATAGGGGAAAAAGTAAAGGATATTGTTGCGAAAATTTACATATGAAAGAAATTGAAAATGCCAACCAATAATTATTTTAATAATTTTCCAAAAGGCATTACTAATGAAATGCTTCTTATTGAGGATCTCGTGGTGGAATCTTTACAAATTCACGGTATGGATATATTTTTCCTCCCTCGTGAAACTAGAGACTCAGTAGACTTCCTATATGGTGAAGATACTCTCAAATGCTACACGAAGGCATATCCAATTGAAATGTATCTAGAAAATGTCACTGGTATGGAAGGAGAGGGAGATTTTATTTCTAAGTTCGGATTAGAGATTAGGGATGAATTAACTCTCTTAGTATCAAGAAGAAGATTTGCTGCCACTGTGCCTCAAATAAGACCCAATGAAGGGGATATTATCTATGTTCCATTGGTTCAGAATTTCTTTGAAGTGACATTCGTAGAGCATGAAAATAACCAAGCTATGTTCTATACTTTAGGTCGTGGTCGTGGTGGTAACGTGTATGTATATGCTCTTAAACTAAAACAATATGTATTCTCAAATGAAGTTATTGAAACAGGTATCCAAGAAATTGATGAACAAATCCGCGATGAGTATCCAAGAGTGCGAATAAGTCTTAATAATGTTAATGGTAAATTCCTAAGAGATGAAGTGATTTATCAAGGCTCCACATACGAAACAAGAACAGCAGAAGCACTTGTTCATAACCTAGTTCCAAATTCTCATATTAATGCTTACAGAACTCAGGGTGTATTTACATCTGGTATGCTCACTGGAAAAACTTCTGGTGCTACTGCTGATATACTAATTTCTTCTGATACAGCAAATATGGATGATGTATTTGAGGATATTCAAGATAATAATCGTGTACAAGTAGAATCTGATGTTGTTTTGGATTGGACTGAAAAAAATCCATTTGGAGAATCTTAATTGTTAAATAATCAACATTTTTACCACCGTTCGATTCGTAAGATAGTAGTAACTTTTGGTACTATGTTTAACGATTTAGAACTAATAAGGTTCATGAAAGATGGTTCACCTAAAGAACGTTTTAAAATTCCTTTGTTATATGGATCAAAAGAAAAATATCTAACAAGAGTAATGTCAGACCCAAATCTGACTAAATCAATCTCAGTTGTTGTTCCAAGAATATCTTTTAATCTTGATAGTATTTCTTACGATGCCTCAAGAAAACAAATAACGACGATTAGAAATTTCACACAAAATACTGCTAACACAGCTTTATCTAAAAGTCAATATGTTCCAGTACCATATAATTTTGTATTTTCTCTTTCTATAATGACAAGAAATACCGAAGATGGTACACAAATTTTAGAACAAATTTTACCTTTCTTTACGCCAGATTTTACAGCTACTGTAGACTTTATTACTGAAATGGATCAAAAATATGATATTCCAATTATATTAGATTCAGTAAATTCGTCAACAGTATATGAAGGCGAAATGGATAATTCAACTAGACTTATTACATGGGATTTAAACTTTACTGTCAAAGGTTATATTTGGCCTCCAGTTAAAGATTCTAATATTATTCGTGTAGTAAATACTAATATGATAGACATGGATAATAATACCAAATTAGTAAATATCCATATCACACCAGATCCAATTAATGCATTACCAGAAGATTTATGGGGATTCTCTGAGACTATTACAGAATATTAATTATGACGAAATTGAATGAAAATCTATCTACACTTCTTGACATTACACCTATATCAATTGAAGATTATATTGATACCGATGAACCAAAAGAATTAGAAGTTATAGAAAATAATATTGAGAATGTAGTTTCAGATACCATTTCTGACGATACGGAATTCGCTCGTACTAACATTAAAAGTTTAATTGATAAAGGTAATATTGCTATGGATCAATTACTTCATGTTGCCAAAGAATCAGAACATCCAAGAGCATACGAAGTAGTTTCTAATTTAATAAAGAATCTATCAGAATTAAATAAAGATTTATTAGAAATACAAAAATATAAAAGAGATTTAGGTCCAAAAGAATATTCTGGAAGACAACAAAATATTAATGTTGATAAAGCAGTAGTTTTCACAGGTTCCACAACTGAGTTGATAAAATTAATAAAACAAAACAAAGAAGTTTAATATAATATGGCAGATATTGATGGATATAATGGTAATAGTAGTTTAAAACGTGTTGGTGAAGAGATTGTATACACAGAAGATCAAGCAGCAGAATTAATAAAATGTATTAATGATCCTGCGTATTTTATCAAGAATTATGTAAAAATTGTTAACGTGGATCATGGTTTAGTTCCTTTTGATATGTGGAAATTTCAAGAGGATATGGTGAACACATTCCACAAGAATAGATTCTCAATTGCTAAAATGCCAAGACAGGTTGGAAAAACGACAACTGCTGCTGGATATATGTTATGGTGTGTATTATTCCAAGAAAACTTTTCAGTAGCAATTTTAGCCAATAAAGGTTCTCTTGCTCGTGAAATTCTAGATCGTATCAAATACTCTTATGAATATCTTCCAAAGTGGCTTCAACAAGGTATTATAACATGGAATAAAGGTAATATCGAATTTGAAAATAAATCTAAAATATTTGCTTATGCCACATCTGCTTCTGGTGTTCGTGGGGGATCATATAATTTGATTTTCTTGGACGAATTTGCTTTCGTTCAACACAATATGGCGCAAGAGTTTTTCCAATCAACGTATCCAGTTATTTCATCAGGGAAGACAACAAAGGTTATTATTGTATCAACTCCAAATGGTCTTAATTTGTTTTATAAAATGTGGACTGATGCCGTTGAAAAAAGATCTACCTATATCCCAATTGAAGTTCATTGGTCTATGGTTCCCGGAAGAGATGAAGAATGGAAAAGAGAAACTATAGCAAACACAAGTGAAGAACAATTTAGACAAGAATTCGAAGTAGAGTTTATTGGTTCGTCAGCAACTCTTGTTTCAGGTAATAAATTAAGATCACTAGCTTTCCACAACCCATTATCAACTAATGAAGGTCTTGACATATACCAAGAACCAATCAAAGGACATTTATATATTGCTACTGTGGACTGTTCAGAAGGTGTCGGTCAAGATTATTCAACGATTAATATGATTGACGTTACACATACACCATATCGTCAAGTAGCAAAATATCGCAACAATAAACTTCCATTACTTTTCTTCCCAACCGTAATTTTCTCTTTGGGAATGAAATATAACGAAGCATTTATTTTAGTTGAAACAAATAATATCGGTCAGCAAGTTGTTGATATTTTACACTATGATTTAGAATACGACAACATTTTTAAATTAGAACAACATCACATAAAAGGCACAACAATTTCTTCTGGTTTTAAGCGTTCTACTAGCATTGGTATAAAGACTACCAAAACAGTTAAGAAAATTGGTTGTGCTAACTTGAAGACTATTATAGAAGGTGATAAGTTAATTATTGATGATTTTGACACTATTGCTGAATTGAATACTTTTGTACGTTTTAGAGATTCTTATGCGGCAGAAGAAGGTAATAATGATGACTTGGTTATGGGATTGGTTTTATTTGCTTGGTTAGTTGCTCAATCATATTTTAAAGACTCTACAAATATAGATATCCGCAAAGTATTATTAGAAGATCAAGCAACATTCATGGAAGATAATTTGTCGCCTGTTGGAATTATTGATAATGGTATGATGGAAGAGGTTATTATTGATGGGGATGATGTTTGGACTGAGCGAGGATCATATCGTTCAAATTTTTAATTTCCTAAATACATTATAACATAACATAATGACCTGTTAATACAAGGAGAAAAACATGGGATTTCAACTTTCACCCGGCGTAAATGTATCAGAGATTGATCTGACTACAATTGTTCCTGCCGTTGCAACATCTACTGGTGCAATTGCTGCTGCTTTTGCTTGGGGTCCAGTTGGCGAAATTGTCACTATTTCTGATGAAATTCGTTTAGCGGATAGATTCGGTAAACCTGACGTTAGTAACTATGAAAACTGGTTTACCGCAGCAAACTTTTTAGCTTACACAAATACACTAAAAGTCGTTCGTGCTTACAATTTGACTAGCACATTTAATGCTACTGCTAATGGCGTAGCAACAATTACTATCAAAAATGATGATGATTGGTTAGAAAATCATTCTAGTGGTGCTAATACATATGGTGCTTTTGCGGCTCGTTATGCTGGCGCACTAGGAAACACTCTAAAAGTTTCTGTTGCTGATGCTGCTACTTTTAATGCATGGACTTATAAAACAGAATTCCAAACACAACCAACAACATCAGGATATGTAGCAGATAAAGGTGGTTCGTATGATGAATTACACGTTATTGTTATTGACGAAGATGGTGGATTCACTGGTGTTCGTGGCACAGTATTAGAAAAATTCGGTTTCGTTTCTAAAGCTGCTGACGCAAAAGATGATAGCGGAAATACAAACTATTATAAGAATGTTATTGCTGCTCGTTCTAGATATATTCATTGGATGAGTCACCCAACAGGAGCTACTAATTGGGGGAATTCTGCTAATACTACAGCATACTCAAATCTATCTTCAAATGTTACTACTTCACTATCTAATGGTGCTGACGGTGTTGTTTCAACTGGTAATGTTACATTAGCATATGACCTTTTTAATAATGCAGAAACAGTAGATATTTCTTTAGTGTTAGCTGGTAATGCTGGTGAAGTTGTTATCGAACCTTTAATGTCAATGGTTGAAACTCGTAAAGATTGCGTTTTATTTGTATCTCCAGAAAAAGCTGATGTTGTAGATAATTATGGTTCAGAAGTTACAGACGTTGTTGCTTTTAGAAACACACTAAATTCATCATCATATGTTGTTATGGATTGTAACTGGAAATATCAATACGACAAATACAATGATGTGTATCGTTGGGTTCCTATGAATGGTGATATTGCTGGTCTATGTGCTCGTACAGACTTAGATCGTGATCCTTGGTATTCTCCCGGTGGTCTAAATCGTGGTCACATCAAGAATGTTATCAAACTAGCATGGAATCCAAATAAAACAGATCGTGATAGTTTATATGTTAATGGTGTAAATCCAGTTGTGTCATTCCCCGGTGAAGGTGTTGTCCTATTCGGTGATAAGACTCTATTGGCTAAACCAAGTGCATTTGATCGTATCAACGTTCGTAGATTGTTTATCGTGCTAGAAAAGGCTATTGCTAAAGCATCACGTTACTCACTATTCGAATTTAATGACCAATTTACAAGAGCGCAATTCGTATCTATGGTAGAACCATTCTTACGTGACGTTCAAGGTCGTAGAGGCGTTACTGATTTCCGTGTTGTGTGTGACGAAACTAATAACACTGGTGAGGTTATTGACCGCAATGAGTTTATTGGAGATATCTACATTAAACCAGCACGTTCTATCAACTTTATTCAACTTAACTTTGTGGCAGTTCGTACTGGCGTAAGTTTTGATGAAGTTGTTGGAAAGTTCTAATATAAATATACCAATAACTAACAATAAGGAAGAATAAAATGGCATTTTCAGTAAATGACTTCAGATCACAAATGACAGGGGATGGTGCTCGTCCCAATCTGTTTGAAGTATCAATGCCATTCCCCGGTTTTTCAGCCGCAGGGAATGCACAACAAAAGCTTACATTTATGTGTAAAGCAGCAGCACTACCCGGATCAAATTTAGGGGCAGTTACTGTTCCTTATTTTGGTCGTGAATTAAAGTTTGCGGGAAATAGAACTTTTGATGATTGGCAATTGACCATTATTAATGACGAAGATTTCGTTGTTCGTAATGCTTTTGAACGTTGGATGAATGGAATGAATAGCCATAATCTAAACATTCGTACTCCAGCAGCATTAGCACCAATCGGATATACATCAGACGCAGAAGTTATTCAATACGGTAAAACTGGTAACGTTCTAAAGAAATATAAGTTCATTGGATGTTTTCCAACTAGCGTAGGACAAATTGATTTAGGATGGGATTCTAATGATAATATCGAAGAATTTCAAGTAAATCTTGCCCTTCAATGGTGGGATTCAGTAGCTGACGGAGTGGTATAAATAGAAATGGGGAGAAATCCCCTTTCTATTTTAATTTTTAAAATGAAGGAATAATTTGTGGCTATAAAAATTTTCGGGTTTACGCTAGGTCGTGAAGGTGTTGTAGATCAACAGAAACCATCACAACCTACTTTTACACTACCAACAACAGCATTAGATGATGGTGCGGTTAATATTACGTCTAATGCTCACTATGGGACATATGTTGACTTGGAGGGTTCTGTTCGCAATGAATTAGAACTAATCACACGTTATCGTGAAATGGCTAATCATCCAGAGTTAGAAATGGCTATTGATGAAATTGTAAATGAAGCTATTACTCGTGATGAATTCGGTAAGATCCTAGACATAAATCTAGACAAATTAAAACAACCAGAATCAATTAAAAAGAAGATCATAGAAGAATTCGGTAATGTTCAAAAGATGTTGAACTTTAAGAATTTAGCTGATGATCTTTTTAAACGTTGGTATATTGATGGAAGAATGTTCTATCATGTGGTTGTAGACGAATCCAATCCTAAAGATGGTATTCAAGAATTAAGATATATTGATCCACGTAAAATCCGCAAGGTTCGTGAGATTAATAAAGATAAAGATATGAAAACTGGTGCAATGATTATTAAGTCAATTGCAGAATATTATATCTATTCAGACAAAGGTACAACAACCCAAACATTCACAGCAAATGTTAATCAGGGTATTCGTATTGCAGTAGATTCTATTATCAATGTAAATTCTGGGTTAATGGATGCCAAGAATACATTTGTAATTTCATATTTACACAAAGCTATTAAACCACTAAATCAATTAAGAATGATTGAAGATGCTGTGGTTATCTATCGTTTATCTAGAGCACCAGAACGTAGAATTTTTTATATCGACGTTGGTAATCTTCCTAAAGGTAAAGCAGAACAATATCTACGTGATGTTATGGTTAAATATCGTAACAAGATGGTCTATGATGCATCCACTGGCGAATTAAGGGATGATCGTAAGCATATGTCAATGTTGGAAGATTTTTGGTTGCCACGTAGAGAAGGCGGTAAAGGTACAGAAATTACTACACTACCCGCTGGACAAAATCTAGGTGAAATTGAAGACGTTGTATATTTCCGTAAGAAATTATTAAATGCTTTGAATGTTCCTATTTCTCGTTTGGAACCAGCAGAAGGTGGAATGATTGGTATCGGAAGAACTACAGAAGTTACTCGTGATGAAGTTAAATTCGGTAAGTTTATCCAAAGACTACGCAATAAATTCTCTGGTATTTTCGAAGAAGCTTTAGGTACACAACTAGCATTAAAGGGTATTTGTACAAGAGCAGAATGGGAAGATATTAAAGAAGATGTTATCTATGATTATAAGAAAGATAACAATTTCACTGAACTACGTGATTCAGAATTATTACGTGAAAGATTAACATCACTAGGAATGATTGATCCATACATTGGTAAATATTACTCAATGGAATGGGTAAATAAAAATGTGCTTCAATTAAATGACGAAGATATGGATTTAATGAAGAAACAAATAGAGACTGATGCTGCTAATGGAGTTACATCATTATCACAAGATCAAAATGCTCAACAACAAGCATTACAGCAACAACAAGAGCAAGTAGATCCAGAACAATATCCACCAGAAGATAATTCTAGTGAAGATAATGAAACAGAATCACATACACCAATGTTAGACGCACAAGTTAATAAATATTCTGCTCTACTAAATAAGAAATAATACAGGAGTTTTTATGAGTTCAAAAGAGTTTATCCAACAACTATCTGCTGGTAATGCATCAGAAGCAAAAGAAATGTTAAATACAATGTTATCTGGTATTGCATTTGAAGCATTAGAAGACAGAAAACAAGAAATTGCACAGGGGCTTTTTGGGGGTTCTGTTGTTGAAGAAAATAACACTACTGAATAAAAATGAAATCTTTAGAGCAATTACGCCAATCATTATCCGAAGAGAAAAACTTTGGTAAAAGAGTTTATAGCTCAGATACTAAAATTAATCCTAATGGTAGAGTTGTACACGCAAGATTAATAAAAGTTGGCGATAGAGCACCAGATTCTATTGGTATTCAAGCACCAGATGTAATTACTGCTTCAAATGTTGATAGAACAGATTCAATTGTTGCTGATTATGAAAAACAAATGAAAAAACTTCAAAAAGCTGCTGGAGTTACACCATCAGTTCAAGAATCTGTTATTGATGAAATTCCACCATTTGTATTAGTATTGAAACGTAAAAATATTAGAATGTTTAATGGTAATGTAAAAATTGCTTTATATCATTGTGAAAAAATAAATAAGTATTTTTCTGTTCCATTTGGTAATGATGTTCATAATGGTGGAATACAAGCAGAAGAAACATCAAAAGAACAAGAATTATTATCTAATGTTTTAGATATATTCGTAAATCTTTCAGAAGAAAATAAAGTTAAGATGTTGGAAATGGTTAATGGTGATAATGAGTCATTTAATAAGCTAAAATTATTTACAGATAAATACATAAATGAATCCAATTAATCTTATTATAAATGGAAAATTAGACGAAGCTAAAGCATTAATTAAAAATCGTCTAGATGAAATTGCTAAGAAATATTTAAGTGAAGCCAAACAGTATATTGCTTCTGAACAATCTTTCTTAGATGAAAATTCTAATATTATTAAAGTTGGAAGAATAAGTAGAATAAGAAGAAGAATTAGAAGAGATGCAAATGGACGAATATTTGTTCAGAAAAATGCAAGACGTTCATCTGTAAAAGGTTATGGAATTGTTGGAAGAGGTATTAGAAGAATAACTACTCTACAACGATTAAAAAGAAGACAACAATTAAAGCGTTCATGGAGAACTACAAGAAGATCAAGATTATCTAGATCATTATTAAAGAGAAAAATATCCATGCGTAGAAGACAATCAATGGGAATATAAAATATGTCATCAGAAATTACAAATTCATTACGCTCTAGTTCAGTTATTCGCGTAACTGATGCTGGATCATTAACGGTACAATTAGCGAATCTTTCTGCTTCTGCTTCTGAAACTGTTATTGCCGCTTCTATTAGAAAAGTTATTTGGTCAACAAATGGAAATATTAGTATTGTTAGAAATTCTAATAATATATTAACTTTACATAATTCTGGTGTTATGTCATTTACAGAATTAGGTCATTCAATGGCTAATAATTCTACATCACCAATTGTTATAACAATTACTACTGGTGGAACAGTATTTTTAGAAGTAACAAAAGATTCAACATATAGTCCAGCACTAACAGGAATGTAAAAATGCGTTTAATAACAGAAACAATAGATGATGTTAAATACCTAACTGAAGAAGTTAATGGTAAAAAAAGTTTATTCATTCAAGGAACTTTTTTAGTAGGTGAGCAAGTCAATAGAAATAATCGTATGTATCGTATGGACACTTTAAGAAATGAAGTTAACAGATACAACGAAGAATATATTAAAACAAATCGTGCTTTAGGTGAATTAGGTCATCCTGATACTCCTTCTATTAATTTAGAAAGAGTATCACATAAGATTACTTCATTATCAGAAGATGGTAATTCATTCTATGGTAAAGCATTAGTTTTAGATACTCCTTATGGACAAATAGTTAAAAATTTCATTGATAATGATGTGAATATTGGTGTGTCCTCAAGAGCATTAGGTTCTCTTTCTATGACTAAAGAAGGATATAACTTAGTTCAGGATGATTTTCGTTTAGCTACAGCAGCAGATATTGTAGCAGACCCATCAGCACCCGGAGCATTTGTAAACGGTATTATGGAGAATAAAGAATGGATGTTTGTTAATGGTAAATTCACTGAAATGGATTTTGATAATGCCAAGATACAAATTAAACAAGCATCAACAAAACAAATTGAAGGTGTTGCTCTAAAGATATTTGAGCAATATTTACGAAAATTTTAATTTTATAAATAAGATATAAACAAGGAGATTCCGAATGTCAACAAATAAATTAATGGAAGCAGCAGCAGATATTCTTTCTGGTAGCAAGAAAAGTGCTAATGCCATGCCACCACAAAAGCTACCCGGTGCTGAATCTGTAGATTTAGGTGGACCAACACCACAGAATGGTAAGCCAACAGGTGATTCCCAAGAAATTGATGCAACTAAAGCAGCAAAAACTGCCGTAGCACCAAAAACAAAACCATCTGCTGCTTCATCAGCACTACCATCTACAAAGTTATCTAAAAAGAATGACGAAGATTTAGATGAAGATTATTCAGAAGATATTGATGCCATTTTTGAAGATGGAACAATTTCCGAAGACTTTAAACAAAAAGCTGCTACTATTTTTGAGGCTCGTGTTGCTGACCGTATTTCTACTATTACAGAAGAAATCGAAACACGTTATGCTGGTATGTTAGAAGAAGCTATCGAAACAATCCAAGAAGACTTATCTACAAAGGTTGATGATTATCTATCTTATGTAGTAGAACAATGGCTAGAAGAAAATGCATTAGCTGTTGAGTCAGGATTACGCACAGAATTATCAGAAGAATTTATTGCTGGTCTACGCAATTTATTCGCTGAACATTATATCGATGTTCCAGCAGAAAAAGTTAATTTGGTTGACGAACTTTCAGAGAAGGTTGTCGAACTAGAAGAGAAATTAGACGAAGAGATTGAACGTGGTGTTGAATTTAAGAAAGCACTAGTCGAATCCCGTAAAACAGAAATTGCTCGTGATGTATGCGAAGGTCTTACAGCAACTCAAGCCGAAAAAATGAAAACACTTGTAGAGAGTGTCGAATATTCCACAGTGGAAGAATACAAAGGTAAGCTTGAAACAATTCGTGAGAACTACTTCCCAACAGGCATGAAAAAAGCCAGTGTGCAACAACTACATGAATATGTAGAAGAAGAAACAAAGAAACCAGCTAGTGCTGATCCATTTGTTAATGCTGTGTCAAATGCAATTTCAAAAAATAGACAATTTTAATTAAATACAAATCAAGGAGATAATATATGTATTTGTCAGAACAACTACAAACTAAATGGGCTAGTGTACTAGACCATGCAGATTTACCAGCAATCACTGATAACTATCGCAAGGCAGTTACCGCAGTTATTTTGGAAAATCAATTTCAAGAAATGCAAAAAGCTGGAAGCATCCTAAACGAAGCTACTCCTACTAATTCCGCTGGTACAGGTGGTTTTGGTGGTACTGCTACTGCTGGTGGTCCAGTTGCTGGTTTTGATCCAATTCTAATCAGCTTAGTTCGTCGCTCACTTCCTAACTTAATTGCTTATGACGTTTGCGGTGTTCAACCAATGACAGGTCCAACAGGACTAATCTTCGCAATGCGTACAATGTATGGTACTGATCGTGTATCTGGATCTGGAACAGAAGCTTTCTTTGATGAAGCTAATTCCGCATGGTCTGGTACTGGTACACAAGCTGCTCTAGCAGTTGGTGCATCTTCTAATACCACACAAACATTTGCACAAGATGGTACTCCCGGTGCTGCTATGGCAACTGCTGCTGCTGAAAATCTAACATTCCAAGAAATGGGATTTAGCATTGAGAAGGTTACAGTTACTGCTAAGACTCGTGCTCTAAAGGCCGAGTATTCTCTAGAACTAGCTCAAGATTTGAAGGCAGTTCATGGTTTAGATGCTGAAACAGAATTAAGCAACATTCTTTCTTCTGAAATTCTAGCTGAAATTAACCGCGAAGTTGTTCGTACAATCTATGGCGTGGCTAAAGTTGGTTGCCAAGTTGGTACTACACAAGTTGGTACATTCGACTTAGATACAGATTCTAATGGTCGTTGGATGGTTGAAAAAGTTAAAGGTCTAGCGTTCCAAATCGAACGTGAAGCTAATACTATCAGCAAAACAACTCGTCGTGGTAAAGGTAACGTTATGATCGTAAGTTCTGACGTTGCTTCTGCTCTAGCAATGGCTGGTATTTTGGACTATCAATCAGCGTTACAAGGTCAAGTTAGCTTAACAGTTGATGATACTGGTAATACTTTTGCTGGTACATTGTTTGGTCGTATCAAGGTTTATATTGATCCATATGCTCCTGTATCTTCTGCTCGTGAATTCGCAGTATTAGGTTACAAGGGTTCTAATGCATATGATTCCGGTCTATTCTATTGCCCATACGTTCCTTTACAAATGGTTCGTGCTGTTGACACTAACAACTTCCAACCAAAGATTGGTTTCAAGACACGTTATGGTCTAGTAGCTAACCCATTTGCTGGTGGTACTACACAAGGTTCTGGTGCATTAACTGCAAACAGCAACTTCTATTACAGATCATTTAAAATCGCCAATTTAATGTAAGCAAACTGTAAGGTTCACTAACTAATAATAAAAAATATAAGTTGGTTTAAGAGGAATCCGAAAGGGTTCCTCTTTTTTCGTTCTAAATAGACAATAAAGGAACCCTATGACAATCACTACAAGAAACCCAGCAAACCCAAATTTATTTCACGCAAATAAGTTTCAGTTAAGTTTTGCAAGACAACCAAATATTCAATATTTCTGTCAATCTGTTGTTGTTCCCGGAATTTCTATTGGTGATATTCCAAAATCAAATCCATTTGTCGAGATATATTCACCCGGCGATAAAGCGATATATGATGTATTAAATATTACCTTTTTAGTTGATGAGGATCTTTTAGCATGGATAGAAGTACATGATTGGATGAGGGCTATGACATTCCCAGAAAATTATAGCGAGTATAGAAATCTTAACACAATAGCAAGACCAACAATAAGAGAAGGTTTCAGTCAATTCTCAGAAGCTACTCTAACACTTTTAACATCAGCAAATCAACCAAATTATGTATTCAAATTCCATGATGTGTTTCCTATAGCAATATCATCATTTGCTCTAAGCACAACATACTCACCAGACTCAATAGTAACAGCAGACGCAACATTTAGATATGCTTGGTATGACATTGAAAAATTGAACTAAATAGCGGATAAGGACTATATTATGAAACAACTTGATGACCTATTAGAAATGTGGAAAAAAGATTCTGTTATTGATAGAACAGAACCCGGTACAGCTTTGATCGATATTCCAAAACTTCATTCAAAATACTTAAATATTCTTTCAAGACACCGTTTGTTATCTAAAGAATCTGAGTTTAAGTATAATAAAATGAAACGTTTAAAGTGGGAATATTATACTGGAAAACTTGATGATGAAACTTTGAAACAACGTGGATGGGAACCTTTTCCTTATGTGCTTAAATCAGAACTAACAACTTATATAGAATCTGATGATGATATTAACAAACATATCGCTCAGAAAATAATGCATGACGAAATTGTTGATGTGTGTCAGAGTATCATGAAGGAATTGAATGCTAGAACATTCCAATTGAAGGATTTTATCGCGTGGGAAAGATTCATACAAGGTGCGTGATCTAATAATTTATAAAAAGAATGAGGCTTATGTAAGGGTTGAAGGTGATGACAGTTTCCTCCAAGAATTATCTGAGTATTTCACTTTTTATGTTCCGGGGTATAAATTTGTTCCATCCTATAAGAATAAAATTTGGGATGGAAAAATTAGACTTTTCAACACCAGAACAAAATTGGTGTATCACGGTCTTGTTCCTTACATAGAGGAATTTTGTAAGGAACGTGAATATTCAATAGCAATAGACCCAAAAATAAAAATAACCGCTGAATTCTCTGTACACGAAGCGAAAGAATTTATATCTACGCTAACATTACCGCATGAAATCAGAGATTATCAGTTATCATCTTTTAATAAGGCTATAAGAGATAAAAGAATATTATTATTAAGTCCAACAGGTTCTGGTAAATCATTCATATTATATCTGATAATAAAATATCTACAACAATCAAAACAACGTGGTTTACTTATCGTTCCTACAATAACATTAGTATCTCAGATGTTCACTGATTTCAAATCTTATGGTTATGATTCAGAAGATAATATCCATATGATTCATGCTGGTAAAGAAAAAAATGCAGATAAATTCTTATACATATCAACATGGCAATCGATATATAATTTGGATCAGAAATATTTTGAACAATTTGATTTTGTTATTGGAGATGAATGTCACCAATTTAAAGCCAAATCATTAACATCAATATTAGAGAAATGTATTAATGCTGAACATAGAATAGGCACTACAGGAACTTTAGACGGTATGCAAACTAATCGTCTTGTTTTAGAAGGATTGTTTGGTTCTGTATACAAGGCTACAACAACTTCCGAATTGATCGAAAAGAAACAATTATCAAGTTTTAATATCAAATGTTTGGTATTAAAGTACCCAGAAGAAACGTGTAAAAAGTTAAAAAAATCTGAATATCAAGACGAATTAGATTTCATTGTTCGTAACGTAGCAAGAAATAATTTTATTAAGAATTTAGTATTATCGCTAAACGGTAATTCATTGGTATTATTCCAATTTGTGGAAAAACATGGTAAAGAATTGTATGCAAATATTAAAGAAAAATCCAAGAATAGGAAAGTGTTTTATGTATCTGGGGAAACAGATGTTGAGGTTAGAGAATCGGTTAGGTCTATTACAGAAAATGAAAGCGATGCTATCATTGTTGCTTCCTACGGCACTTTTAGTACTGGTATTAATATCCGCAACCTACATAACATTATATTCGCCTCACCTTCCAAATCCAGAGTTAGGAACTTACAGTCGATAGGTCGTGTTCTTAGGTTGGGTGATTCTAAGTCAAATGCTGTTTTATATGATATAGCAGATGATTTTAGGGTAGATAAGTATGTGAATCACACGATCAAACATTTTATTGAAAGAGTTAAAATATATGATGAAGAAAAATTTGAATATAAATTCTATCAGATTGATCTAAAAAATGGTTGAATCATTTGGAATTAAAATACTAAGACTGCAATCTGGTGAAGATCTTATTGCTGGTGTTGTTGCTGACGAACAAGATAATTTGATATTGAGCGAACCTTTGCATCTTGTTTTTAAAAGAACAGAAACTGGTTCTATGATGTTGATGATACCTTGGTTGCCAGTAGAACTTATTGAGGAAAACCTAGCTATTATCAGAAAAATTGATATTCTTACTGTTGTTGAGCCTACTATTAAATTGATAGACTCTTATGATAAGGTTGTTCAGTCAATCAAAGTTAGGTTACTGGAAATAGAGAAAGAGTCTTTGCTTGATGACTACGATGAAGTAGATGATGACCCTTACGAACCTTCAGAAGAAGATCTAGAGACTCTTATGGATTCTGAGAGAGTCTTACATTAGTATCTACTAGTATTATAGAAGTACTTATGAAACCCAACACAGGGATTGTAACACTGCTTTAAAATCTTGTCAAGTCTTTTTTTAATTATTTGCATTTATTTTTTATTTGTGTTATAATCCCTTAACATTTAGAGGGAAACATATGGCAAATTACATCAACAATCCTGATTTTTTAAAAGCACTAATCGACTATAAAGAGAAGTGTGAGGAAGCACAAGCTGCTGGAAAAGAAGACCCAATCATATCAAATTATATTGGGGAATGTTTCCTAAAAATAGCAAACCATCTATCAAGAAAACCAAACTTTGCATCATACTCTTTTAGGGACGAAATGGTATCTGATGGTATAGAAAACTGTATCATGTACTTTAGAAATTTTGATCCAACAAGGGGTAGTAATCCATTTGCATATTTTACACAAATCATTTACTATGCTTTTTTGCGAAGAATCACCAAAGAGAAAAAGCAACTATATGTAAAGTACAAAGCAACCCAACAATACGGAATTCTTGATGAAGGTGAAATGTATGAGGATGCAGAAGGAAATATGAAGCAATTTGAAATGTATGAAAATATTTCAGAATTCATTGAAACCTTTGAGGATGCTAAGAAGAAAAAGAAAAACTTAAAATCCAAAGGTATAGAAAAATTCCTAATCGAAGACACTGTTGAAGTTTATCCTATTGAGGAAATTATCGAAGAAGTTAAAGAGTTGGAAGATTTGGATGACAGAGAGGAATTAGAATGAGTCGCATTTGCATTCTTGGTGATACTCATTTTGGGGTTCGTGGGGATTCTGTAGAATTTCATAATTATTTTAAAAAGTTTTATGAAATTGTTTTCTTTCCTTACCTTGTCGAAAATGAGATAACCACAGTCATTCAGCTAGGAGATTTGTTTGATAGGCGTAAGTTTATCAATTTCAATTCTTTACATCTTGCACGTAAATATTTCTTTGATAGATTTGAAGAACTTGATATTAAATTGATAACTCTATTAGGGAATCATGACATTGCTTTTAAAAACACATTAGAAGTTAATTCAACTGAGTTACTACTACAGGGATATAAAAATATTGAAATCTTCAACGATTTTAAAACTTTGTGGTATAATGATGTACAGTTAGATATTGTTCCTTGGATATGTGAAGAGAATTCAGACTCCATAAGCAAACAAATTAAAGCATCAAAATCACAAATTTGTTTTGGTCATTTTGAAATTAATGGATTTGAAATGGATCGCGGAAATGTGTTCAAAGGTGGACATATGGACAAGAAAGATCTTTTGAAGTATGATATGGTAATGTCTGGTCACTTTCATCATAAATCAGATGATGGACACATTTATTATCTTGGAACACCTTATGAAAATACATGGAGCGATTACAATGACCCAAGAGGCTTTCATATTTTTGATGTGAACACTCGTGCATTAGAATTTATTCAAAATCCATTTCAAATATTCCACAAGATTTCATATGATGATAAAGAACAGGATTCTAAATTCTGGAATTCTTTTAACTTTGATTCTAAGAAAGACACATACGTTAAAATTGTGGTTGTTAATAAAACTGATCCATATTTATTTGATACGGTCTTGGATAAGTTGTATAAAGCTGGTGTGACTGATGTAGGTATTGTCGAAGATTTCACCGAGATATCTGTTGATGATGATGAAATGGATGAATCATTGAATCAAGCAGAAGATACATTAACAATTATGAATAAAGCTATCGATAGTATGCAACATGACCTTGATACAAACAAGTTGAAGAGTATGCTTAGAGAAGTCTTTGTAGAAGCTATTAATAAGGATAAAGCCGAATGATAGAATTTTGTGATATAAAATACAAAAATCTCTTAGCCTCTGGTAATTACTGGACAGAGATAAAATTAAATGAAAATCAGAATACACTAATTATTGGTGGAAATGGTTCTGGAAAGAGTACCGTATTAGATGCTATTTGTTTGGCATTGTTTGGTAAGGCTTTTCGTAATATTAATAAGCCAGCATTACTAAACAGCATAAACCAAAAAGATTGTGTCGTTGAAGTAAATTTTAAGACCAATGGAAAATCATATAAAGTAGTTCGTGGTATCAAACCAAACATATTTGAAATTTATCAGGACGGTATTCTATTAAATCAAGAAGCATCGTCAAAGGATTATCAGGAAATCCTTGAAAAGACTATATTAAAGTTTAATTTCAAATCATTCACACAGATTGTTATTCTTGGTTCAGCTTCCTTTGTTCCATTCATGCAATTGTCATCAACAGATCGCAGAACAATTATTGAGGACTTATTGGATATTCAGATTTTCTCTACAATGAATAACATCATTAAAGACAAGATATCAAACAATAAGGATTTGATTGTTGAAAAGAAAAACAGTATTGAATTGATCCAACAAAAATATAATCTAGAGAAGAAACATCTGGATTCACTTCAACAAGACAATGAAGGAAAGATTATAGAATATCAAACAGAAATTGAAACTTCTAATGACACAGTTACTAAATTAATTGAAGAAAACGAACACTTCTTAACCGTGTGTGAAGGTTTACAAGTTAAAATTGATCAAAAGATAGATTCAGAAAATAAAATTAAAAAATTAACTAAGATCGAATCTACCGTTGAAAGTAAAGTATCAAAACACAAGAGCGATATTACATTCTTCCAACATAATGATAATTGTCCAACATGTAGACAAACTATTGACTCAACTTTTAAAGAAGCTGAGTTAGGGAAACTACAATCAGAAGTTAATGAGTTTACAGATGGTTTGAAAAAATTAGAACTTAAACTTCTAGAGGAACAAGAGATTATTAATGAAATTGTAGATAAACAAAAACAGTTTCAAAAGATTCAGATCAAGGTGGCTTCAAACAACACAGCTATTAAAGAAACTAATAGATATATTACAAAGATTAATGGTCAAATTGAAGGTATTAAAAACAGAAAGATAGTCAATGAATGTGATGAAATTGTTTTAACAGAACTAAGTGGTCAGTTAGACACTTTGAAATTTGATTTGAAAGAATTGATTGATGAAAAAGTTTATTATGATACTGCTATTACATTGTTAAAAGATTCTGGTATTAAGACAAAGATCGTTAAACAATATTTGCCAATTATCAATAAACTTGTTAATAAATATCTCACTGCTTTGGACTTCTTTGTAAATTTTAACCTTGACGAATCCTTTAAAGAAACTATTAAGTCTAGACACCGTGATGATTTTACATACAACAATTTCTCAGAAGGCGAAAAAACTCGTATAGATATGAGTCTAATGCTTGCTTGGAGGGCAGTGGCAAAATTGAAGAATTCTACAAATACTAATCTATTATTCCTTGATGAAATTTTTGATTCTTCATTGGATGCCACTGGTGCAGATTATTTGATGAACATTCTGCATATTTTAGAGGATGTTAATTTATTTGTAATATCCCATAGAGGTGATATTTTACAAGATAAATTTGCTAATATAATTAAATTTGATAAGGTTAAAAACTTCTCAAGAATGACAAAATAAGGAGATAATTATGGAAAAAATGATAACTATTGACACTGGTACTGGTACGCTAATAGACGAACCACCACAAGCTTTACAATTATTCAATGAGCATTCACCGCTACTAAAAGAAGTGATGCCAGAATATAATGGTAAGCTTCCGAACAAGGATATGACTAAATTGGTAAAAAATCTTAAATTTACTAGAAAGTTGTATAGTGGTGTTGGGTTATCAGCAAATCAATGCGGTATAAAGGCAAGGGTATTTGTTCTTGGTACTGATGATTATGATCTTGTTTGTATTAATCCAAAAATTGTAAAACGCTCAGAAGATATTGTAAAAGATAAAGAGGGATGTTTGTCTTTTCCCGGTCTATTCGCCAACGTTGACAGATCTTCTTGGGTTGAGGTTGAGTTTAAGGACGAAGGTGGAAATTTGAAAACCATGAAGGTTGATGGTGTAACTGCTCGTTGTTTTGAACATGAGTTGGATCATTTGAATGGCGTTAGGTTTGTAGACCATCTAGGACCAGTTGCTTTGAAGTTAGCAAGACAAAAGCAACAAAAATTGATTAAAAGGACTGTTCGCTCAAAAAACCATTGACATTAGTGAATCGGTGACATATAATTGATCCATACACAAAAAGGAACATTTATATGTCATTCACCGTAGAATCTAAGTCTCAGTTAGCTAAATTGATGGCAACCGAGAACATTACAGTACAACACTGCAAAGTTCGTACTGCATCTTTTGACGTTAAGAATCGTGTTCTTAGACTCCCAATCTGGAAAGAAATGACAGGAGTTATGTATGACCTATTGTGTGGTCATGAAATTGGTCATGCTCTATACACTCCATTAGAAGGTTGGCATGATGCTGTTGTAAAAAATAACAAAGGTAAAAATTACAAATTCTTCTTAAACGTTGTGGAAGATGCACGTATTGAAAAGAAGGTACAACGTAGGTATCCCGGATTACGTTCATCTTTTATTCATGCATACGATGAACTTTTTGATCGTGATTTTTTTGGTATCAAACATTCTGATATCAATAAAAAAGTATTTGTTGATCGTTTAAATGTGTATACAAAATCTTCC